CATTGATTGTAAAAGTTCCTGAAACAGATGCTGGATTTTGCACAGTGCCTTTCACTGTGTAGTGACTGGCTTTCCAAGCAGTGCTTCCAACTTTTACCCATGTGCCTAGATAATTTTTGTAGTATAAATCATTAAATGCAGTGGTTGCATTGATAAGGTAATCACCAATTTTTCCTGTTGAACCTTTGGGAGCATTGCCTAGAGTTTCGTTCAATAATTGATCTACTTCTAATGATGTGATAACTGTGGGTATTTTGTTTATGAATGTTTGACCATTTGTGGCTGTGATTGGATTAGAATTCCATTCGAATATTCCGAACAATGTGTTTCCAGTGTCAAACCAATATGTGCCTGCAGCAGGATTAGCTTCTGGAGCTGTGGCTGATGCTTCTAGTTCTCCTAGGTCAATGTCTGCTCTGACCACATACGCTCTGTTGCTGACTCCTAAGTAAGAGTATGCTGCTTGTAAACCGTATTCATTCAATTCACCACCATGAATGGGATTGTTATTAGTGTCTGTGACAAACACTGCATCACCAAAAGTTTCACTTAAATCTCTTTGAGAAGTTATTAAAAAAGGTTTGCCAGCGTTGGCTTTTGTCGTTCCTATCGCTGTGCCTGTGGCTGAGGCATTTGCTTTGTTTTGCCTAGTGGCAATGAAAATCATTGGAACTGTACCTGGTTCCGCTGGTGTATAAAAACTTTCGTCTATTACTGTAACTTGTACGCCCGGTGATACTAGTGCCATATTGTTTTCTCCTATCTATGACTTATTTGAATGTATTTATTCTGAACGCTCAAAAACACACCTAATTAAACCCAGCAAAAAGGGCCTAAAAAGGGCAGCTAAATACGTTATGAGACCTTTGTGCAAAGCCTGCAAACAACGCCCTTGTGCTGTGAATTATCATAAAGCAAACAAGGTATTTTACAGAAGTCAGTGTGAGTTGTGTGTGCGTTACAAAGGCAAGCCCATGGGTCAGCCCAAATGGCAACAATCAGGATATGTCAAAAAGACCGAGTGTGATAAATGCTCACATAAAAGCCGACATCCTCAGCAATTCAATGTGTTCCATGTGGATGGCAATCTCAACAATTGTAGATTCAATAATTTAAAAACAGTATGTGCCAATTGTCAAAGAGTGCTGCAAGCACAAGGCATTAAATGGGTGCAAGGAGACCTTGTACCTGATTTCTAAGATCCTGCACAGTGCTGTTGTTGGTTAACTCTGTGTCAAACTGACACCTAGCCCAAGCCCATTCACTAGCGTGTATGTCTTTGGGTTCTACCCCCACATCTTGATATATTTTGAACCATAATGGCAGTGTGCCTCTTTTGACCCACCATACTTTACCGCCCACTGTTTTGATCATGTCAGCTTCATTCACAAAACGCACATCTGGAATCACCCAGTTTATTTGAGGATTATCCATAATTTTCTTTTTGGCCAAACTGACCCATATACCGTCGTAGAATCCATTGCGCATGCATTCTGTGCCAAATTTTTGCAGAGCCAATCTAGGAGTTACTGTGCTGCCCACTTCTTTGCTCCAATATGCATCTGGCTGTTCACGCCATACTCTACTCTCATCTGTTTTGCCATCCAGCAACTGTCTATCCCATTCAAACATTTGAGCCACAGCGTCTTTGAGCTTGTCAGCAAAAGACATTTTTTGAAAATTGTGTTGTTCAACCAGATAGTCAGCAATGGTATCTTTGCCACTGCCTATTAATCCGCAAATTCCGATGATCATAATAAAGTACTATTGTACTTTAAATTTAACCAATTGTCAATGAAATATTAACCTATTGTGAAATGATATCCCACACCGCCAGCCATTTGAGTGGCCAATTCTGCATCCAATCTGTCCATTTCAGCTTGAGCTTCAGTTTTGAGACTGTCACCGTTCAGTGTGGTTCCTCCCTGTGGACCTGCCACAGTGTTGAATTTGGATCTGGCTTCGCCCAGCATGTATTTGCAATTGGCCAAGGTATAACTTTTGATCCATTCTCTAGCTTTGTAGTCCTGCAACAATTGACTTTCAGGTCTGAAATTATAAGCGTGCAACAGCAATGTTTCGTTGGCTCTGGGTCTCTGCAACAGTGTCAATACTTTAGTGGTTGGATTCCATTTGAATTCAATAAAACTTCCAAACATTCTGCCCACCAATTCTTGATATTGTGAAAACATGTTGTAGGTGGCAATTCCGCCAAGATTGGTACTGGACAATAGATAGGTATTGGTGTAGGCTAGATTGAAAGGTTCAAACAATGTGCCACCATCTCCACCACCAGAACGTGATCCCACTGATCTTCTGAACAACTGTCTCACTTCCATGATTTCATTGGCCAGTGTGTAACTATTCTGGTCCAATACTGTGTTTAAAAATATGTAACTTTCTTCCACTGAATTGTCGGATCTTTGACGGTATCTACCCAAGGTTCTAGTGAGTGCAGTTTCATAATGACTGGGGTCTAATTCCACTTCAACCATGCCACCGCCCAGCATGTTTTTGACGAAATCATATATCTCTTGACGTTGTGTTTGCAGATCGCTCATTGTGTATCCTATAACATATTTATCAATGGAGGATGCATGAATAAATATACGCATGCCAAGATTGAGTTTGTATAAGCCAGAAAAGGGTCAAGATTACACATTTTTAGACCAGACCATAGCAGAAATGTTCACTGTGGGCGGTACCGATGTGTTTGTACACAAATACCTTGGACCTGTAAATCCTGAAGAAGAAGATGCCACAGCCACTCAACCAAGATACAATGCTGTGAAAGAAACCAACATTCAAGACCTATTATTTTTAGAAAATAGAGATAGAAAATATGATCCCAATATCTATCAAATCAGAGGTATCTACAATGTGAATGACATTGACTTTGACATGAGTCAATTTGGATTATTTCTACAAAATGACACCATATTTCTCACAGTACACATCAACAGTTCTGTAAAAACCATTGGTAGAAAGTTAATGTCAGGAGACGTGATAGAATTGCCTCATCTCAAAGACCAATACGCATTGAATGATTATCAGGTTGCGTTGAAAAGATTTTATGTGATACAGGACATTAATAGAGCAGCAGAAGGATTTTCACCCACTTGGTATCCGCATCTTTATAGACTTAAACTTAAACAAATAGTGGACAGTCAAGAATTTAAAGAGATACTGGATTTGCCAGCAGAAGAAGGCAGCACCAACACACTGCGAGATGTGCTCAGCACCTATGAAAAAGAAATGCAGATCAATGCAGCAGTGGTGGCACAAGCAGAAGCAGACACAGCCAAAAGTGGCTACAACACCAAACATCTATACACACTGCAGGTAGACGATCAGGGAAAACCAGAACTGGTGACCACAGATATTAACACATTGGATGCCAGCACTGCCAATGAAATGGCAGATAGAATCAATCAAACTCCAGATAGAAATGGTTATGATGGTTATCTGTTAGGTGATGGTTTTGCTCCCAATGGCGAAGTGTTCGGTCACGGCATAGGATTTCCTTTGGGTTCTGCCAAAGGAGATTATTTTTTAAGAACAGATTTCTTGCCCAATAGACTGTTTAGATATGACGGATCTCGTTGGGTAAAAATGGAAGATGCAGTGCGCATGACCTTGACCAATACCAACAATAGAAATACTCAAAAAACAGGATTTATAAACAACACAAACACCACTACAGTGGCAGGTCAAACCATTGATCAAAGACAAAGTTTATCACAAGCACTTAAACCCAAAGCGGACAATTAAACATGCAATTTTTTTACGACGGTCAAATACGCAGATACATCACTCAAATTGTGAGATTAATGAGCAATTTTGCATACAAAGATGGCAAAGGCAATTTGACCACTATACCTGTGATGTATGGTGATTTGACCAGACAAGTGGCAAATATAATTAGAGATAACAGTGAAAACAAAATACCCAGCGCTCCACGAATGGCAGTTTATGTAACCACACTGGATATGGATCGCACACGTACTGCTGACGCTTCATATGTAAGTAAATTGCATGTGAGAGAAAGAGCTTTTGATTCCAACAACAAAGAATATTTAAATATACAAGGTGCAAATTACACCGTGGAAAGATTGATGCCTACCCCCTACACATTAGGAGTAAATGTTGACATATGGTCCACCAACACAGATCAAAAATTACAGATTTTAGAACAAGTTTTAATGTTGTTCAATCCCAGTTTGGAACTGCAAACCACAGATAATTTTGTGGACTGGACCAGTTTAACTGTGTTAGATCTTAATGGAATAACTTTTAGTTCTAGAGGAATTCCCACAGGCACTGAGAGCGAGATAGACATTGCTACACTGCAATTTACCACTCCCATTTTTATAAGTCCTCCAACTAAAGTAAAAAAATTAGGAGTAATTACAAAAATTGTCACTAGCATATTCAATGAAGAATCAGGAGAGATTGATTTAGGAACCAGCATGCCTGAGCTTAAAGCCTATGAAGATACAGTTGCCAATAATGCCAAAGCAGATATTAACACCACTGCTGATGGCAAAGTCAATATAAGCAAAACTGTTAGAAAAGATGCAGATGCAGTATCATTAACTACTGGATCAGGTTATGACATAGTGGTGTTGAACAGCACAGTGCAAATAGTGGACAAAGGAATACTTGGTCAAACCAATTGGAAAAAAGTGTTGGATGCACATCCAGGGGTGTACCAAGCGGGTATCAGCAGAATACTTTTAGATCGACAAGACATATCCAATACTGTGTCCGGAACATTTGCCGTAAATAGTTTGAATGAAAATCAACTGATTGTAAATTGGGATCAAGACACAATACCAACCAACACACTATTCAGCGGAGTAACTACAAGAGGCACTGTGGATTATATTGTGGATCCATCAACATTCAATCCCACATCAATCAAAGTCACCGGACTTAGACTATTAATTTTAAATGACATAGGAGCAGCCAATCAAGTGGATGGAGCAGATGCTTGGAAGTCCACCGGCGGTGCAGATTTAGTGGCGCAGACCAATGACATAATAGAATGGAATGGCACTCAATGGAACATATTGTTTGATGCCAGCTCTAATGCCAATTCTGAAGATTCAACGGTGGACTTTAAATATGTAACCAATCTCAACACAGGTGTGCAGTACAAATGGAACGGTGCCACTTGGCTGTTGAGTTTTGAAGGCGAATATCGCAAAGGAACCTGGAACCTAAGTCTATAGCATAATTATTAACATGAGTATGAAGAAAATAATTGGCTGCGGAGCCTTGTTCTATAATCTCCAAACCAAAAGATTCTTATTTCTGCACAGAACACAGAGCAAACAATCCAATGTGTGGGGGTTAGTGGGCGGCACTAATATCGAGAGTGAAACACCATGGGAATCTCTCAAAAGAGAAATCAGCGAGGAAGTGGGTTCAGTGGATATTGTAAAAACCATACCTTTGGAAACTTTTGTGAGCAATGATGAAAATTTTTTATATCACACTTATTTGTGTGTGGTCAAACAAGAATTTTTACCCCAATTGAATGAGGAACATGATGGATATGCTTGGGTGCAGTTTGGCAAATGGCCCAAACCTCTGCATCAAGGATTGAGAAACACACTGCAGAATCGCACCAATCAAATCAAACTGGAAACAGTTTTCAAGATGTTAAAATTTCTATAATGATCAAAATAATTGGTGACATAATGCTGGATCGCTGGATCATGGGCACTGCTGATCGCATGTCGCCTGAAGCACCCATTCCTATTTTATTAGAACAAAATCAAAAAGTTTCTCCAGGTGGTGCTGCCAATTTGGCGTTGAATGTGTCTGCCATTTACAATGATGTACAATTGTATGGAGCAGTGGGCAAAGACACAGATGGATATGGGTTGGTAAATTTATTAAAAAACAGCAATGTATTTTTATCCATAGCAGAAGATGCTCCTATTACCACAACAAAAATAAGATTGGTTGAACAAAGAGGCCAACACATATTGCGTTGGGATAGAGAAAAACAATACACCAAGGACAGTTGTTTATCACAATTGTTATTTTCTCTCACAGAAAAAAGCATGGTGTTAGTGAGTGATTATGCCAAAGGAGTTATTAAATCGCACACCGTAAAAAGTATTTTAGAAAAAACTCAATGGGTGTTGGTAGATCCCAAACAAAGTGCTGACTATTATGATGGAGCATTTTTAGTAAAACCCAACATGAAAGAATATGAATCTTGGAATGGTGTGTTTGATTCGGATTCAGCTGTGAAATTTGCTCACTCACACAACTGGCAATGGCTGGTGATCACAGATGGAGCCAAAGGTATACACATCGTTTCCAAAGAAGGTGTATACTCACACGTGAAAGAACCTGTGAGAGAAGTGGCAGATGTGACCGGAGCGGGAGACACTGTGTTGGCAGTGATAGCCTATGGCATTAAACAAGGCATGACTGTGCCACGTGCTTGTGAATTGGCATGTTATGCAGCAGCAAGAAATGTAGAAAAATTTGGCGTAGCACCTGTCACCAAAGAAGATCTAAACAAAGGAGTGGTATGGACCAATGGAGTTTTTGATATACTGCACACAGGTCATTTGGAACTGTTGAAGTTTGCTAGGAATCAAGGCAAAAAATTAATAGTGGGCATCAATGATGATGCCAGTGTGCGTAGATTAAAAGGTGAAGGCAGACCAGTAAATGATATTAATATTAGAAAACGTCAATTGGAAATGTTGCCTTGGGTGGATGAAGTGATCATATTTTCCGAAGATACTCCACAAACAGCCATAGAAGAACATAAACCAGACATCATCGTCAAAGGTGGAGACTACACAGTGGCCACCACAGTGGGCAATGAATTGGCACAAGTGATTATATTTCCCACAGTGGAAGGATTTTCCACCACAAAAATCATAGATAGATTACAATCATGAAAATATTAATCACAGGACACAAGGGATTTATCGGTCAAAATCTGTTCAAACATTTGACGCATAAAGGGCACACAGTGGAAGGATATGATTATATTGCCAATGTGTTTCCAGATGTATCCAAGTATGATCAAGTGATACACTTGGGTGCTATCAGCAGCACCACCGAAACCGATGTGGAAAAATTAATGACAATGAACTATGATTTCAGCACAAAACTTTTACAGGCGTGTGAAGAGTCAGGAGTTAATTTTCAATATGCCAGTTCTGCCAGTGTGTATGGTAATAACGAAAACTTTAAGGAAAATTCCGCCAAGTCACCTCAAAGTGCTTATGCTTGGAGCAAGTTTTTATTTGATAGAACAGTTCAATCCAAAACATATAAAATTACAGTGCAAGGTTTTAGATATTTCAATGTGTATGGAGCACATGAAGAACACAAAGGTAACCAAGCATCTCCCATTTCAAAATTTATTCAACAAGCTCAACAAACAGGAGTAATTAAACTTTTCGAAAACAGTGAAAACTATCAAAGAGATTTTGTGTGTGTCACAGATGTGTGTGAAATACATCAACAAATGCTTACCAAAAATATTAGTGGTATTTTTAATGTGGGCACAGGAATGCCTGTGAGTTTTGCTGCTGTGGCAGAATTAATAGCCAAAAAATACAAAGCTCACATTCAATTGATACCCATGCCAGATCAATTAAAAACACAATATCAAAGTTACACCTGTGCGGACAATAGTCTTTTAAATACTCACGTGAACATCCAATACAAAAACATAAAGGAATACATTGAACATGACTGTAACTAGATCTGAAGGCAAAGTGGACAAAGGTTGGGGCTATGAATTGATATGGGCCACCAATGATCAGTACTGTGGAAAAATACTGGTGTTCACCAAAGCCGGCAACAAATGTTCATTGCATTTTCACAAAATCAAAGATGAAACTTGGTTTGTGAATGCAGGAAAATTTTTGGTGCGTTGGATAGACACCAAAGATGGTAAAATTTATCAAAAAGAACTGCTGGAAGGACACACTTGGAGAAATCCTCCTTTGCAACCTCATCAATTGGAAGCAGTGTTGGACAACAGTTCAATCACAGAAGTTTCCACTGCAGACAGCGTGGAAGACAATTACAGAATAGTGCCAGGAGACAGTCAAAAAATTGTTACGCCTGAGCTTCACCCCAACGTAAAATAACAGATCCGTTCACTGCTGTGCCTGATATCTTGTAGATATTGATGGCCAGCACGTCTGGACCATTGGGGAACGTGCCTCTGCCACCTATGGCAGTGGTGGTCAATTCTTTCAATTCACCCAAATTCAAAGCAGCCAATGCTCCTGGTTGCAACAAGAATGAAAACACCTGTTCACCT